CTTTCATTGCAAGTTTACCACTCTTTGCTTTTGGATCGTAGACAAAGTCATCAATGACCAGTCTAGAGTTTTCGTTTATCTCTACTTTAGTATCATCAGCAAATGTGATACCAACTTTACCACGAGTTGTTTTAATTGCGTCGTTCATTTCAACACCAGTTCCTTTCGCACCAGAGAGTGTTTCTTTATCTCTCTGGATTGAGGGAGGTAAGTTTACTTGTTCAGTAATCTTTCCGACAGCAGCATGCGTCTTACCGCAATTAGAAAGACCAGCGACAAATAAACATAATATAAAATATTTCATATTATTTGTTCTGTAAAACTGTTACACTATTTCCAGAACCAACACCAGTATAATTAAATATATTATTACCACCACTTACATTAGTTTGTGTTAGTGAAGTTGTATTACTAGAACCAGTAATATTAATGCTAGCTTGGTTATCACCAGTTTGATTAATTGTAGTTGCGTTAGATGCACCAACTGTTACTAAAGAAATAGAATTAGTTCCCTGACTTTGATTAATTGTAGTAGTATTTCCACCGCCACCAGTTTGATTAACTGAAACTGTAGCATTAGTATCACTGCTTTGATTAACAGTTAAACTGTTATTATTACCACCACTCTGCAATGCAGTAATACTATTATTTTGACCAGCACCTGTTTGATTAATATTCAAGAAAGCAAAATTTCCAACTTGTTGAACATCAATTATAGGACTATCATTAGTTGATCCTGGATTCATACTTTTAATTGTTGCGTCAGCATTATTACCTGTTACGCTGTAACGAATGCTAGGTGTACCATTTCCACCTGTAGTAGTATCAATACCAAACCTTAACATGTTGCCACTACCAATTTGATCGATAGTTACGGTATTATTGTCTCCCCAAATTTTTGCAGGAGTTTGACTACTAGTACCAATTCCAGGTAATCCTCTTACCGTGTTACCAGCACCATCTTGGGTAATATTAATCGTACTATTATCGCCAGACTGATCAATATAAATGCTATTATCAGCAGCATAACCCGACATTGACATTGCAGTCAATGCTAGAATTGCGAATAATTTTCTCGGAAATTCGCCGTTTCCTTTCATTCTTTTAACCATCTTTTTTATTAGAACTAAGTTACGTTCCTTAGTTCTTCTCCTTTAGGTTCTCTTTGTTTTGGTTTTCGTTTCCTTCATATTTTTTATCAGGGATTATAACTGGAAGCGATAGTGTGGTCTTTTTATAATCCCACACTCCTCTTCGTTCGCCTTCTTTAATTAATTCAACTACTGCTGCTTCAATCGTTGCCTTTATTGCCAATGTTCCTGGCTCATTAATTGTTAAACCTGCCTCAGCTTCAAATGCTTCTGTTCCATTATTTAAAAACTTTAATACAGCTACAGAATCTGCTGTTGAATAAACTATTTTAGTTACAGTAACTGCAACTAATACTTTACCAGTATTTACAGATACTGCTCTTAATGATACTGTTACCGTATCTTTAGAGTATTGAGTTTGAGAACCAATACCTAAAAATCTATGAGCAGCACCACCAGATTCAGAACCAGAATCATAACCAATAATGCCACCTTCCATAATTAAACCAGCAAATTGAAGTGGCATTAGTGGTTTTGCTTCTTTTCCTTCATATGCTTCGCGCATCTGACGAATGATTGTTCTTTCCTTTGTCAGATTATCTACAGCAACACGTTCAACTACATCAAACCATTGCGCTTTACCTACATCTTGTAAAGCACGAATTAAAAATACTTCGCCACCTTGCGTCACAGCAGTGGATAAGTTAGCAATTCCAGGTGTAGGTTTACGCTGTCCAGTTTTATCTTGAAAACTATAAACAGCGACAGTTACTTTTTTACCATCAGGCGCAGGAATAGCATCAAATTCTTTCTCAAGTTTATTGGGTGCTACTTCTGGCTTATATTCATAGCCAGCTTTCTGTATTACAGCGCAACCAGAAAGAATTAATATTAGTGATAATAAAATTAACTTTTTCATTAGAAAGTAAACTGCCCAAGTGGTACTGTAACATTTGTAACATTACCTAATGTATCTGTTACGCTAAGATATACATTTGAACTATCTTTAGTCCAACTAATTAAATTACCTTCAAAGTTTAATGTTCCGCTATTTGAACCTCCATTGGCAAACATTGCGGTTGCCAAATTTTGAGAGATTTGAGCGTAAATACGAGATTCTAAATTATTTAAAAATTTAGCAATGTTTGTATTTTGTTGAGCATTGGCAGCTGCTTGGGCTGCTGCCAATGCATCTTTAACTATTTGTTGTTGTCTTGTATACTCTTGGTTCTCTATTGTAAGAACGTGTGATGAATAGCCATTGCCATTGAAGGATGGAGATTTAAATGACTGATCTGGCAATGGTGTGGCAATTGCGACATTACTTATCAGTGTTATTAACAGTACTCTTTTGTGAATCATCTTTTAAATTTCCCTGTTCACGCAACGAAAGGATGACATTCACTTTTTGATTTAATCGGATAAGATCATTATCCAACATTCTAATTCGATCGATTAATGCGATCAATACATTATTTGCTTCAGTCGTTACTGGCTTAATCTCAGTCGTTACCCATTTCCAAACATAATAAACCAAATAACCCATGCCACCTGCGGCAACAATAGGAAATCCATACTTATTAATTAATGAGACTAAATCCATTTTCTATTACTCTTTAGTTCTTAACAAAGCAACTTTGCCATTTGCGCCAGTTACAAGTTTAAACATATCTCCTTCTTTCCATGCTTCTGGAAGATTGCCCCATTTATTTCCATTTGATTGACCAGATAGTTTTAAATCTGCATCAAAAATAATAACATTATCGTTTAAATCAAAATTGTAATCTACGTAAATCATTTTGCGTTCCTTTCAGCAAGCATTCTAAACCATTCTTTTTTCATCTCAATATCATGTCTAATATGAGTCAGGTGATCATCTCCATTATCTTTAGTATAAAGGTAAAGGAGAAAAGCAATAAAACTAAAAAACCCTACGGTATATAACTGCATAGCAGTAATTGTAAATGTAAATGTCATTAATCTCTCCTCGCATCAGATTGCTCTGCTCTAGCGATTCTATCTAAATCAGGTGGAATATGGAGTGCATGACTTACTTTAGTATCAATTCGAATGACATCGTGGTTCATGGCTGAAACACGTTTATCTAATGCCATGATGATACCAGCCATCTGTTTAACAGAGGAAGTTACGCCAGCTAAAATAAATTTAAGGGTTAGGAAAACGAAATAACCAGCTGCAGCAGCTGCAGCAATGGGAAATCCAACCTCCGCCACCAATTTAAATAAATCCATACTTTATCCATATAGTTATTATGGTTGGGGTTTAATCTTTTACCCTCTTATTATAGGACTATTTAGGAATGGCTATTTCTTATTTTGCAAGTCTTCTACTTCCTTTTCTATGGTTTTTACACCAATAGTTGAGAAAACTTCTTTGGCTTTATTTAGAAATGATTGGGTTTTTTGAGGTAGTGAATCATCACGTTTTTCAAGACGATTGTATAGATTAGGTTCCCAATCTTTACTTTCATCAACTGTAATATTAAGTTCTTCGTCAGTTATTTCAGCTGATTCATAATTGCTGATATTTTTCTCAACAATATGCTCATCGCCTTTTATTGATAACTGAGCATTATCAGAAGCATGTAAATTATCTTCTAAAGTAACTTCAATTGATGGTGATTCTGGTGGAGGATCTGGTAGTTCGCCCTGATCAATAAAAACTTCTTGTTGAATTGGTTCAACTTCTTCTCTATTACGTTTCTGTTGCCAGTTAGCAGCAATTAATAATAAAACTGCTAGTGGATCAAATACTGAAACAATCATTATAATAACCCAGCGAACTGCTTTTTCTAATACATCATTTTCTGGATTATCACCATATAATAATGCTGCAATATATTTTATTGGACCGACTTCGGCTTCGACTTTGCGGACTTCGCTGGCGATTGGCGCACGCTCTTCGTTGTATTTGGCGATTTTGGTTTGCGCTTGACCGATTTCGTTGAGGATTCTGTTACGGTCTTTTTGCTGTCCTCGTCTAATGGAAATGGCACGCTCTGCTCCACTGGCTTCTGTGGTTCTTGAGATGGTTTGATCAACTTGAGCATCGAGTTGAGAAAGTTCTTTACGGCTTGCATTTATATTCTCCTTTTCGGTTTTAATTTTTTCATCTATTAATGAAAGTTTTGCTTGCACATCTCCAGATGGTATTGCTTGATCTAAATGGGCTTTTGATAGATAACCAAAAATACCCATTGACGTTAGTAGCATTAAAATTACTAAAGCTACAGTAAAGTAATATTTTAATAATACTGGAACTTCTTTCCAATTACGGTATAGCCATGAAGCAACAACTAATTTTGATGATTCAAGTAGCGAACCCATAATGAAAATTGGTATGGCTGAAGCTGCGAAAATCGCAACTAACCCCATAATAGAATAGTAAGCAGCGCAAGCAGATAATGCTAATGCTGTTCCGAATAGTAGATATGTCATAATTTGTTTTTAATATGAGAACCATGGACTCGAACAGATATCTGTCCATTATAGTAGTCGTCTGATTCTAATACTTTCCTCCCGAACTGTTCCCTTGCTTCTATATAAGAACATTCTGCTTTAGATTTACACAAAAATAAAATCTCACGTATAAAGTTTTCTTTACCGAGAGACTCAACATCTTTATTTAGTTCAATACTAGAACCATAATATTCTCTCCAGTCGCTATCAATCTTGCCACGAATCTTTTTTTTCTTTTTTATACCATTTTTCTGAGTAACCATCTTATAGGTTGTCTTAGAAAACTTCGCTAACTTCTTACCGATATACATGCGACTTGTGGCTTTGTTCGTAATTAAATAAACAAAGCCAACACAATCTTCTGGTAAATCTTCAATGATTTGATTATTAAATGTCCACATAGGACATATATTTATCTACCAAATATTTGTATAGTTTCTCTGATTGGAGCTACTGAAGAGGTATTAAAAACTGTATGTTGGATTGGAGGTTCAATAAAAACCATCTTATTGTATTCTGGTTTTATGCACTTGATCTCATTATTATCTTTATAGGCAAAGTAACCACCCCAGTCATCATCCCAATATTCGTTTAGATAGATTGTTGCCCCAAACTTAACATGACTATCACCATGCCATGGGATGTAGCTACCTCTTATCCAACCATACCACATACAACCAATGCTATTATATTCTGGTAGGTATTGTTTTATCTCTTGTGATATTCTAGATGTTATTTGATCGTTTAGGTCTTTGACTAATACTGGATTACTATCCTTAATAATATCTGAACCCCAACTCATATAACTATGTCGGACTTCTCCAGTTCTAGAAAAATCTTTTATAATTTCTAATAGAGATGGCGAAAGAACATTACTCACAAATTTAATGTTACTCATCTTTTTCTAGTTCCTCTTCTTCGTAAATATCAGCTGAACATAAAGGGCAATAAACAATATCTTCAAAATTAAAGTCATCGCCCTTTACTGTAATTTTTCCTTCTGCCGCACAAGACGGACATTGAAATTGTTTTACTATCATGCTGCTTTGCCCCATACGTCATTCCAAGACCCAGACAGCGCACCTTTAGCATAGTCAGTTACACGATTCTCAAAGAAGTTTCCATGCACTGGTGCATTAATCATTTCCTCAACCCATGGTAATGGGTTCTTTTTAACTTTGTAAATACCTTTCATACCCAATGAGATAAGACGACGATCTGCGATATAACGAATATACTGTTTAACATCAGCTGCAGATAAATCGCGCATATCACCATTAGCATAGCAAAGGTCAATAAATTTATCTTCTAACTCCACCATTCGCTCAGCAATGGTATAGATCTTACCCTTCAGTTCATCGTTCCAAATTTCATTATTTTCTTTAATAAATTCTTTAAACAAACGAATCATATTCTCAGAGTGCATCGTTTCATCAACAATAGACCAAGTAACAATTTGCCCCATCCCTTTCATAATACCATGACGAGGAAAATTAAGGAGCATAATAAAAGAACTAAAAAGCTGCATACCTTCTGTAAAAGCAGAGAATACTGCGATGTGCGTTGCAGTTGACGCAAGAGTACCATTTTTCGAACTGAGTTCGGTAACATATTCGTGTTTATCCCTCATTTCTTGATATTCAAGAAATTCATTATAAGTTGATTCAGGCATACCTAATGTTTCAATAAGGTGGCTATAAGCAGCAATGTGTAATGCTTCACGAGCAGCAAAACCCATGAGCATCATACGTATTTCTGGCTGCGGGAAATACGGTAAGTAATTGTTAACATAACCCCCAGCAACATCAATGTCTCCTTGAGTAAAGAATCGGAAGATGTTCGTGAGGAATTGTTTTTCTTCATTTGTTAATTTCTTTTTCCAGTCTTTTACGTCTTCAGCCATTGGAACTTCAGAATGAAGCCAGTGAGCCTGTTCGTGTTTCAACCAAGCATCATATGCCCATGGATAATTGAATGGTTTAAAATATGTTCGCTGGTCTGTTAAATTATTTTTTGTTTTTGTGATCATTCTATTACCTTAAATTTATATGCTATACTTATTCTCATGTCTAAACAGTAGATTGTTGGTTCCAATGGGCAGTGTTGCATAGCAGAATTAAAAAGAACTGCGGAATTTGGATATGGGAATACTGACTTTACAACAGTATCGTTTTCAGTAAAAATAAGATGTCCACCAAAGAATGGTGGCCATTGTTTATGAACATAATAAACTAAACTTCCAGAAAGGGAGTTTGCATCATTATCATCATAGTGTAAGAAACCACATTGTCCATGGGCTTGACCATTTCCATAAATCCTTGATGTTTTTATTTTAGTGTTTAAAATACCTTCAACTTTAGATTTGAATAGATCTTCAATTTTAGTTCCTTGTAATTCTTTATACAGAAAAGATTTAATTGGAATTCCATGAGATCTTAATGCAAGTTCACCACCCTTCAATTCCCAACTAGGATTCTCAAATTCATTATCAACGATTTCTCTTTCAGATTCAGTAAGAAATGTATCTATCTCATAAACGTCACCAATATTCAACATATCAATATCCCGAAATTGTTTTCCATTTTTCTAATGGAGATTTGGTTGATCCAAAAGTGATTATATTGGCAAAGAAAACCAATGTCAATCTAGATTCATTACCTTCTCCAAATAATTTATTTTCTTTATGCCACTTATTACCGTCATATATAAATGCCCTATTGAAAATATTTTGTACTTCTAACGTAGTATAAAATTGACTATTATGTTCAACTCTTTTATCATCAGCATTATCTATATCACCAGAATATAGTTTATCTCTAAACGAAATAGTCTTTACTGTATGATTCTCATCTCTCCAATTACTTGGAACTGATGGATAACATAAAGAAGTTCCACCATTCAATGGTGCAGTTGGATTGAGATAAACTACTCCAGCAAAATTAGCAACATCACCGTCAGTATGAGCCCACCCTTCTTTATATTTTTCTGGAGCCAACTGAAACCTAATATCAAACTCCCAATTAAGTTTATCTTTTGAAAGATCAAAAAATACTGATACAATTTTTGAAGTTAGATGATTATACAGATTTTGATTTATATCTTTTAAATTGTCAGTCCTAGTGCCTGGGAATATTCCTGTATTTTTATAATCTAAAGATAAAGCATAATCTCTAACCAATGTTGGTGTCTCAAAGAAGTCGTCAATTATAGTTGCTGGTATCATTATCCCTCACACGCTAGACAAGCGTCAGCATCTCCTGTTAATGCGTGTAAATCGATTTCTTTAATCACTTCACGTTCGATACGCTTAGATACTTTATCTGCTTTAGCAATCTTATCACTACGGCAGTAGTACATAGTTTTCAAACCTTGTTTCCATGCTTGGAAATGCACAGCGTGAATGTATTTGATATTGCTATCAGGTCTAAAGAAAACATTTAATGACTGCGCTTGGTCTATATATACTTGCCTGTCTGCTGCATGTTGGACGACCCAACGCTGGTCGATTTCCATAGAAGTTTTGAAAACATCTTTTGTCCACTCGTCCATCCAATCGAGGTGCTGAACTGAACCATCATTCGCAATGATGCTAGACCACACTTCGTCTGCCCAACCTTCTTTATGATTGACTGCTTCTTTTTGGATAATTTCATCAAGCCACCTGTTCTTGTTTAGGTGAGAACCCGATAAAGTGTCTTGGCGATAAGCATTGGCACGATAAGGTTCAATAGAAGGAGAAGTATTCCCCATGAGAATGGAAGAAGAAGCATTGGGAGCAATAGCCATAAGATGACTAAACCTATTCCCAGTACCCACTGCATCAGGTGCTTCACCACGTTCCAATCCCAATTGTTTGTTCGCTTCATCTAGTTGTCCTCTGATATTAGCAAAGATTTGTTTATTTCTGCCGATCGCCATTGGTGATTCCCATGGCAAATTATTGCGTTGAAGATATGCATGCCAACCCAAAGCACCAATACCAATACTACGTTCTTGTTTGGCTGAATAGATAGCACGTTTAATAGTCTTTGGTGCGTTATCAATAAAGAATTGAAGAACATTGTCAAGCATCTCAGCAACGTCTTTCAAAAATAGTTTATCATCTTTCCAAGCATCATAGTGTTCAAGGTTTAAAGAAGATAAACAACAAACTGCTGTTCGTTTAACATCTGTTGGAAGAATAATCTCTGAACAGAGATTAGATTGATTAATCTGTAAACCTTTATCTTTTAACCACTGAGGCATTTTACGATTTGATTCATCAATAAAATGTAGATATGGTTCACCAGTCATCATACGCATTTCTAGAATGCGTTGCCAGAGTTCTTTGGCATAAACAGTTTCACGGATTTCGTTTGACGCTGGGTCAATCAAATTCCATTTATCATCTGCATCTGGATCTAGCATACAGTTTTCAATAATCTGCATAAACGCATCAGGGATATTAATACCATGATGCATATTAAGAGTGCGCATGTTTTGATCGCCTGTCGGCTTGCGCATCTCAAGAAAGTTTATGATATCTGGATGATCAATAGACAAGTAAGCAGCATAACTACCCCTGCGAGTACGACCTTGACGATATGCCAAAGAACTTGCGTCATACATTTTGAGGTGAGGCATGACACCAGTAGATTTATCGTCTGCGCTACGAATACCAAAGCCAATGCCCACACCACCCCCAAGCATAGATAGCCAATTAGTTTCGCTAAGATTATCAACTAAACCCTCTGCAGTATCTTCGATATAATTAAGGAAACATGATATAGGCATGCCACGTTTACTACGACCAAAACTGAGAATGGGAGTAGAATAAGATAGCCAATGCTTGCTGCTGTATTCATATAGTCGTTGCGCATGTTCAGGGTTACTCCCAAATTTATTTGAAACAAAAGCAAACCTCTCTTGTGGGCTTACTTCATCATCCTTCATATAACTTTCTTTTAATCTTAACTTACCTAACTCATCAAACAATTCATCACGAGAATAGTCTACCTTTATGCCATGCACAATATCTGTCATACTTCGCCCCAATTTTTATTAGTCTCTGTGTTGAACTGATTGCTTGGATTACTAACACGTGCACAGAACGCAATTAAATCCTGTACATTAGTCAAACCATCGAATTCATATTCATCGGCAGCTTGACTATAACTTACCATCTTAACTTTCATATTTTCTTCCATGTACTAAATTTCAATTTTGCTTCCATTCCTTTGAAGGTATTTGTATTTATCGTATCTATAATCTCATCGGCTGTCATATTACCATGTAAAATCATATCATTAATATCTTTCTGTTCAATATGCTCAGGGAACATACAAACAGAATAACCTGCTTCAATATTTTTTTCAAGAAACTTAGTTATCTCTTTGCTTCTTGGTTCATTGTCCATTACTATCGTTGCATTAGCCAATAGCTGCCGAATAGTAGGGGTATCAAAACTTGCTCCTGATACAGCAATTGCATTTGGAAGGAATAACGAATCAATTGGTCCCTCAACAACATATATTCTTTTAGAGTAGTCAATCCTGTCAAGTCCATAAATCTTCTCCTGTGTTTCATCAACTTTAATGGTATAATACTTAGGTTCTTCTTTACCATATGCTCTGCCTTGAAAAGCAAAACATTTACCTGCTGGTGTAAAGAAAGGTATAATCATTCTAGGATGTTCATCCTTAATTGGCTCTTGGAATTTAGCAGTTACTGAATTAGTAAACGCTTTAAACTTTGGAGCAAAATATAGTAGACTCCATTTATCTTTTGGAATCTTTCTATTAATTAAATACTCAACTGCTGGATGATTCAATGGTAGTTTATCTAATCGTGATAAACTTGAGAGAATATCATCCTCAAGTAATTCTTCTTTGGGAGTTTCTAAGATGACGCTTGTTTGTTTAACGTCTTTGTGATCATGGTGTTTTGATGCGCCAGCTTTGTAGCGTTCCAAAACATATTCATCATAAAGTTTCGCATCCACATACTTAATTAGATTACCAAGGTTAGTACCATAACCGCAGTTGTGACACTTAACAAATAACTCTTGCTCACCACGGTAAATATAACCACGAGCCTTGAGTTTGTTCTTCGAAGAATCTCCACACACTGGACAACTGTAATTCCAGAGGTAGTCTTTCTTTTGTTTGAAGTTCCTTAGACGAGTGCCAAGGATTTGTGCGTATTTGTTATCAATATAGAGCATATAGAGTAATTATACCCCATATGCTCTTGCAAAGCAAACTTTATTTGAATATTTTATCCAAAATATTAATATGGGATAATAGATAACCAACTGCAATTGCACCACCAACGATCATCCATTTCCAGCGTTCAAGTAAATCTATACGATCTTTCATTGCATCAATTTTTTTACCCATTGCAGTATGTTGGTCTTCATCAGACTTTGCTAGATCGTCAATCTTGCGATCAATGTGATCAGTAATCTCGCGATTACCTGTGGTAATGCGAGAATGCAATTCTTTGATGTCTTGTTTTACGGCTGCGACATCATCTTTAATGCCTTCGACTTGAGCTTCCAATTTTGCTATTCTCTCTTGTGGTAGATCCATTTTACTTTACCGATTCAAAGATTTCTTTTTGTGTTTTATACCATTCAATCCAAGCGTCAACTTTAATTTGACATTCTTGATATTGACCATAGTTCTTAGTCACAACCGAAACAACTTCACTAAGTTTAGTTGTCGGTTCAAGTAAATTCAAATCTGGACAAGCCACCTTTAGTTCTTCAGGAACCTCGGGAAAACTTCTCTGCACAGGTGTTGCTAAACAGCCAGCCAATAATAATACAGGAACAATTAATAATAGTTTCATTTCACTTTCCTCTTTGCGGAATCATTGAGGATATTAATAACCTGAGTATCAACAGTACATTGAGAATCAATATGTTTCTCAATTTCTTTAATTTTTTCTTGTATTACTACTTGTGTTTCTTTAACTACTTTAACACGATCAACATAAACAGTTTTAATTCTTACATTGTTGTCTTTAGATTGGGCTTCGCTTACTGCAATCTTATTTTGTAAATCTGCAGCTTTCGCTCGCCATTCTGCATCAGCAGCAGCACCACCATGGAACCAAATACCAGCAATTGCTAGTAAAGTTCCCATAATTCTAATTGGTTCTTTATATGGTAATGCAGGTGGTATAAAGTTCAAAAAGAAACTTACCACATACATACCAACACCACTAATCAATATACAATAAACAGCAAACTGAAGCCAAGCATCAGGAACAAATGACAAAATCCACATTTTATTTAATCTCTTTAACTGCCAGTGCTGAACGTCTTGCTAATCCAAATATAGGTTTCTTCTTACTATTAGGATAAATCTTTGGCTCTTGCGTTGCCACTGGACCAGATGTATTATTGGCTGGTGGTCCACCAACTACAGCGCCACCATCACCATCTTCTTTAAGGAATCTACCAACTAAAATTTCCTCTTCAACTAAATGGATTTCAGTTTCCATTAGTTTTTTAAATTTCTCTTCTAACTGAGAAGTAGTTCTTGAACCGCTTTGATAGTTTTCTTTAATTAACCAAAGAGCAGCAGCAAAACTTTTTAGTCTACTTTCTCCGCCAAATTTATTAATTAATTTTTTAAGATTAAAAACTAAACGTGTTAGATAATTATATGCATTACGTTGAGCATCAGTTTTGAATTGGCTAGTTTTAATTAATGTATTACCGTGTGCGTCAATGATACCGAGTTTAAATGCATCGGTATCAACAAAGTTTGTTACTAACATACGTAAAACTTTATATGCTAACAGATTGTCTATAATACGGCTACTCATTAGATCTTCCTTAGTATTGAGATAACTTTCTCATCTAATACAACTTCCGATAACACTATGCCAAAATCAGGTAAAGATTCTGGCATCCTATCAAGATATACTAGGAATGTTGTTAGAATATCCCAGCACTCTTCATCTACTTTATAAAATAACATCTTAGTAGTAGCTTCACCGAATAGATTATAAAGAACGATTATATGATTGAGTATTAGTCTTTCTTTTAAATCGCCATTGTTTTTATATCGAGATATTAGTTTCTTAAGATATAAAAACTTTTTTAAATCATCTTCGAACTCTGCTAAACTATAACACTGAGTGTTATCATAATGATGCATCGCATAAAGTAGAAAATTCGATTCATTTAACTTTTCATTCACACCATAATACCTTCAAAGAGTGATGGGGAGAAAAACCTCCCCACCTTACATAATTTATTTATTAAGCGTAAACTAGAGTTGCAGCAGCAGAAGTCTGAGTTGTGTAGTCAGTAGCACTTAGAACAGCACGATACTTGTAGTTATTGTATGTTGCTTTAGCAGCAGCAGTCAATGTTAGAGTATTAGTTGTTGCGCCACTATATACGCCAGCGTTAGTTACGTTAGTGTAAGTAGTTCCGCCATCTGTAGAAACTTGCCATTGGTAACCAATAGTTCCGTTACCAGTAATAGTCGCAGCAACTGCGAATGTACCAGTGTATGGTGTAGAAGCACCAGCAACGCTAGAAGGTTGTGTACCGATAGTAATTAAACCAGAAACTAATGGATCATTAGTAGTTACGTAGTTTGAAGATGTTTCAGTTACTTCAGATTCAAAAGCAATAAGTTTTTCTACTTTATTGCGAACTGAACTGTCAGCAGCAGTATAAGTTAGATAATTATACCAGCCTGGACCTTTAATTCCTTTTGCTCTATTTTCTGGTGTTTGGGCTTCTTCTTTAGTAACTAAGAATACTGAAGTGTTATTACCTGCTTTACCACTACCAGAATTAGTATTTGCAGTGTTAGCATAACGCTGTAAAGAATGAGTAGTACCAGTACCAACTGCACTAATATTAACCAAACCAGTTGCACCGCCAGCAACAGCATGAGCAAGAGTATCATATAACGCTACGTTGAAAGAATCTACGCGACGAACATAATAAACAGTTGCATCTGTTAGACCAGTACATGCTGTTCCACCATTAACAGAATACAGAACGGCATCACCATTAGTAAAGTTAGTAGTAGAATTAACTAAGCTGATTGTTTTATTAGTTGTATTTACAATGCTAGTGCTAGTGGCATCAAAAATTGCCTTTCTAGCGATATTTTTTGGTGAAGACGCTAATGTGTCTTGATTTCCCCATAGTGCCATTTTTATTCTCCTTGAATTTGGACTTTAAGTTATTTATAAGTTGCGCCAAGTTGTTTTAACTTGGACATTGTTGCACGTGGCTTGTATACACCAGCACCTGAACCTGCTTTACGTCCAGCTGTTTTCTTTTCTTTTTTCTTTAGATCAGCAGCAGTTTCGTCAGCACCTTCTGGATCAACATAAGATGTTCCGTAAGTGGCTTTCTTAGTATGACGATAAACACCATTCTTATCTGCTTCATATTCATTAATCTGTTCTTCATGCATTTTCTTTAAAGTTAATGCTAGACGAGCACGACGACCTGCTTTACCAGAATCGTGTTTATGTTGCTGTTCGTACTCAGCGTTAGTTTCGCCAGCACGTTTTGCAGCAGCAGTCATTGCGCCTGGATGTTTAATAGCACCCTTGATCCAATTAGCTTCCTGCATATCTTCTTTTTTATCTTCAGCAGACTTTTCCCATTCTTTGGCAGTCATCCCAGTACGCTTCATACCAGCTTTATCTTCTTTTTTATCTTCAGCACTGCCTTCTTTTGCTTCTTTAAGTTTGCCTTCTTTCTTCTCTGCATTTAATTCAGCATCAAGAAGCCATGCTGGTTTCTTTTTAGAAGCCTCATCTAATCCTTGTAAAAAATCTTTATATGATTTCATAGTTCCCTCTTTAATTTTTGGTTTAGCCCAACCCTCATCGGTGTCAGAAGCTGCACCATTAGGATGTAATTTTATTACTGCGGTTTTTTTATCAATTTTTTGAACTTTACCAACTGGAGCAGTTTCTTCTTCTAATCCAGTTCCGATTTGTTCTGCTGCTTCGATATAATCGCTTACGCACTTGATATAATCTGCAGCCATAGTAATCTTAGATTCAATCCAATCTGGTAGATCAGTTTCTTTATCAACCATTGGTTTAACTCTATTAACATTGTTAATAATAGTTTGAAGATCTAATCTAGCCATCTCAGTTGACTCATGCATTTCTGGACGATAATACTTTTTAAATTTCTTAAAGTCCTTTTTAATATACTCATGATCTTCTTCACGACCAGCCAAATGGCGACCATGAGCAGAATCTAGATAATGTTTAACTGTCTTATCATCAGCGTCAGTTAAGTTCTTAACATGTTTATGTGTTGCTTCATATTTCTCATCTGGACTTTGAACAGCACCATGGTAACCATTTCCTGGATTACCAGTAGCAGCTTCCTTTAACTTATCGTTTGGAGGGATTGCTTTATTCATTCGACTACGTTCATTACCTTTTAGTAACTTGTTATCGTCTTTATCTTTAAATGTAGAAGGATATCCTTCCCATTCATCTTTTTTATGAACTCTTCCAGTTGAAGTTTCTATGGTACCTTCATTACGTAGCGCACGACCAATTGCTTTATTATGCGCTTGGGCAGTTTTATGTTCTGGTTCAGCAGCAGGAACTGGATTGTTTAATTTGTAACGAGCACCACGAGAAGCGTCCATAGTTTTACGCATAAGAGCATTGGCTTTATTACGTTCATCTAGAGTTTCTTCTTTAACTGCCATTTGAGTATTTGGTTCATTTGTGCCATTAAAAAATTTGAATCCTTTAACTTTCTTAACACTACCTGCTGGCATTTTATTATCTGATGGAGCAGAAGTAGTTGTGTTCATTGCATCACCACCAGCTACGTTACCTTGAAGAGTACCTTCTTTAAAATGAACTATACTACCTTCAGCTTTGCCACCATGTTCTTTAGCAGCACGTTTGGCTTTTTCCTCACCAGACATTAAAACTGTTCCATGCGGATTAACAGTACTATGACCATGAACCATTGCGCGCATTCTTACTTCTGCGTGACCATTTGGATGGTAGATTGCTTTACCATCAAAACCTTGAGCAGCTTGTTTAGCAGCTTTATGCATTGCAGAAGTTTTATCATATCCTTCTTCAATTTCAAATTCTTCTTTCATACCTTTTGCTTTGGCAGCCATGTAAGCACCAATAGCCATTTTGCGACGTTCTGATTTAGACTTATTATTAAAACGTGGATTAGTTGAAGAAATAAAATCATTAATCCAAGCACCTGCGCCAGCGTTAGCATCTAGATGTTCTTTAACACCCATAGCTGCTTTTTCTTTTTTATCTAAAGCAAGTTCAGGATCTATTTTTGGACCATTACCTTTGGTCATTTGGTCTTTAAAACGCTTTAGTTGTTTAGCGTGATCGTCTTGTTGATCCATAGTTTCTTCTTTTAAGTTCATACCTTTACGCACATCGTTATACATGGCGTCCTTGTGTTCTGGTTTCATTTTTGATGGTGCTCCAGCGTGGAATGCTTTTTTGTTTCCAGAAGCAGCATGTTCACGCATTTTACTTGCAGAGATACCAGTAGTTCCTTCTGCATCTGGATCACGTTCACCAGAAGAATGTACTGTTATCTTTTTAAAATTATAATTGCCATGAGCAGCATTCTGACCATTATATTTATGAAGAAGATTATGCATCTCTTCATGGCGATCAGAACCAGCAACTACATGTAAGTGAGTTGCGCCAGCAGCATGAGCAGCTGCAGCATGGTGGAGGATTGTAGGTGCTTCTTTACTAGCAGCAGTTACATTTGTTCCAGGGAATGCGTGTTTAGCGTGATTAACTTTTTGTTCAGCAGATAAAGGATTCTTCTTAGAATCTTGGCTATGAGAAACTACAAGACTATGAGTAGCATTATGTTCTTTGGCAACTGAATG